ATATTCTCACCAAAGGTTATTGCAGGAGCAGCTGAATTGAAAAATACAATGGGACTTGCTGCCGATGAAGCAGGAGGTCTTGCAATAATGGCTCAGACTACTAGCGGTGATATTGATAAAACAGTTGATAGTATTGTAGATCAGACAAGTGCTTTTAATAAAGCAAATAGATCTGCAGTTAATCAAAACCAGGTATTAAAAGATGTAGCAAAAACATCAGACGGAATTAAAGCCTCATTAGGAGGAAATCCAGCCGCTATTGCCAAAGCCGCTTCCGCTGCCCGTAGACTTGGAATGGAATTAGGGCAGTTAGATAAAATAGCAGGCTCTCTTTTAGATTTTGAAGATTCTATTTCAAAAGAAATGGAAGCTGAATTGCTAATAGGTAAAGACTTAAACTTAAATAAAGCTAGAGAGTTAGCTTTGAATAACGACTTAGCCGGATTAGGAAACGAGTTATTTAAAAATGCAGCAGATATTAATGAATTCGGTAATATGAACCGTATTCAACAAGAATCATATGCCGCTGCGTTAGGTATGACTAGAGATGAATTAGGTAAGATAGCATACCAAAAAGCAATCGAAGCAGGAATGACAGAAGAACAAGCAGCAGCCGCTGCCGGCGTTCGAGCAGAAGATATGAAAAGAGCAGAAATTCAAGAACAAATTCAAAAATCTCTTGATAAGTTAGCTCAAGCATTTGCACCGCTATTAAGTATAATAGGAGACATTGTTAGTATCTTTGCACCAGCTGTACAGATAATAGGAGGTATAGTAGGTTATGCTGTTAAATTCTTAGATACATTAGGTTTAATAAAACCCTTAGTTATAGGTATTGTAGCAGTAATGGCAGCTGGTAAAATAGCTAGCTTCTTCGGTGCTGCAACATCAGGTGCTTTAAAATTTGCAGAATCAATGAAAGGGATGAAGTTCTCTTTCAGTGGAATGATGGACACAGTTAAGAGCTGGGGTGCAGGAGTAAAAGACGCCTTTAAAGGAGGAATGTCAGGTGCAGGTAAAGTAGCCGATAAAGCAAAAGACACACTTACATCGAAAGCGGTTGATAATACAGCTGATTTAGCCGATAAAACTAAAGGAGCAAAAGGTGATGAAAAACAAGGACCAGGAGGATTTTTAAAATCACTTGGTGATGGTTTAGCATCAATAGGTAAACAGTTTGGAGATGTAGTAAAGGGTGCATTAGCAATTGGAATTGCAGGTCTAGCACTAGGAGGCTCATTTGCATTAGCTCTTAAGATGGTAGAAGGAGTTGACCCAGTAAGTATGTTAGCATTTGCTGGATCTATAGGTATTTTTGGAGCATCATTAGCATTAGTAGGAAAACTAGGAAACGACGCAATTAAAGGAGCAATCGCAATGGGAATTGCCGGCGTAGCTCTAGTACCTGCAGCATACGCATTTAGTCTTATGGCAGGTGTCGATCCAATGTCAGTAGTAGCTTTATCAGGAAGCTTAATAGCGTTAGGTTTAGCAGCAGCTTTAATGGGAAATGTAGGAGGACAGATAATAGCGGGAGCTTTAGCTCTAGGAATCTTAGCAGTATCCTTAATACCAGCAGCGTACGCTTTCAGCCTTTTAGGATCAGTAGATCCAATGTCAATAATAGCTATGACAGGTAGTTTAGTAGCATTAGGTGCAGCCGCCGCACTTATGGGAATGACAGGTCCAATGGTAATAGCAGGAGCATTAGCAATAGGTATATTAGCACTATCATTGATACCTGCCGCTTATGCGTTTAGTTTATTAGGATCTGTAGATCCAATGGCGATAATGGCTATGACAGGTAGTTTAATAGCATTAGGAGCTGCAGCAGCTATCATAGGAATGACAGGACCGATGGTACTGGCAGGAGCTTTTGCGATAGGTATTTTAGCATTGGCTATGATCCCAGCAGCATATGCCTTTAGTTTATTACAAGGTGTAGACGCAAGCTCAATACTTGCGTTCTCAGTTGCATTACCTTTATTAGCATTTGCTACTGCAGGATTAGGATTCGTAGCTCCGTTTATAATGGCTGGAGCAGCTGCATTAACAGTATTAGGATTAGCTTTAATACCTGCAGCCGCAGCATTCGGTATAATGGCTGGAGCAGATATTCAAGGAGTAGTTGATAAACTTTCCATACTAGCTGAAATGGGACCTGGTTTAATTATGGCCGGTATCGGATTAACAGCAGCAGCGGGAGGATTGGCTTTCTTCGCAGCAGCTTTAGCAGGAGGAAGTCTAATGTCAGGCCTTACATCATTATTTACAGGTGGTGGAATTATAGAAGATCTTCAGAACTTAACAGCAATGGCAGAACCGTTACAATCAGTAGCAGGTTCATTAACAGCAATAGCCGCAGCTTTAGGAGGAATTGGAGCTGCATTAGCTACATTAGAAACTGAGAAGCTAGAAGAAATGCAAGGCTTAATAATGACAGCAGCATTTGCCGCACCTGCAATAGCAGCAGCTGGAGCAATAGGAGATATGATTTCAGGTATCGCCGGTGGCGGAGAAGGAGGTTCAGCTAAGTCAGAAAGTAATGATAAATTAATTGCAAAAATAGATGAATTGATAGTTGCAGTTAAACAAGGTAAAAACATTAACATGGACGGTAGAAAGGTAGGTGGTGTATTACAACAGACTGCTACCAATACATAATAATAAACTATTTATAAACGAACTAATAAATTAAAAACAATGAAAGGAATTTTAGACAATCAAACTCCAAATTCTAGATTAGGATTGAAGGGTAAGACTCCAAAAGTACCAGTAGGTGCAACAGGTAAGTCTACTCAACATAAGACCTCTTCTATTAACAACTTACCAGAGTTTACTAAAGCAACATCAGGTTTAGACCTAAACGGTGCTACACCTTCTAAGTATTTAGATAATCCTCCAGTTTAAGTATGCCTTTACTACCTCTTCAGACAAATCTTAAGAGCTTAAAGTACGGAGATGCAGGACCATATGTCTCAAAAGACATAAATAATCCACCTCGGTATAATGTAATAGGTAATGAAGTAACTGCACGAGTAGATGATTTAAAACGAATCAGTAAACTACTTGTAGACACTCCTGGATTAAAGTGGACTTTACATCAAGCAACGTTAAATCTTGCTTATAATGAAAAGAAAGGCTTCGGGAGAAAGTTACTAAATAGCCTTGGCAATACCGCAAAAGTCATCGGAAGTACTTTAGCACAAGTACCTGTTAATGGAACGGGTACACACTTTGTTATTGGCTTTGGAGGAAACGAGTACTTAAAGCAAGGCGGACAGAGAAGTAGCTGGTTAGACAGGTTCTTAAAAACTACTGCAGGAACCGGAGGAGTAAACGGAGCAAAATCTGTACTAAACGGTAAAAATGTAATTCTTGACCATAGAGGAGAAGAGGGTTAGCTTACTTGCAAGAGAGAACGGAAAAGTAATAGCAGATAATACCGGTTTAGATGGGTATAGAACCCCAAATGAAGGTTTAGATAGGATTGATCAAGAGTTAAAAGTAAACATTGATGATACCTATCTGAGACAGGACGGTAGAGTGTTATTGAAAGGATCAGAAGGTACAAGTATAGACGCAAACGTACCGACAAGACTTGATAGCGAATCTCCCGAAACTGCAAGAGAAAGGTTAACACCTTTAGCTGATGCAAAAGAAGTTGGAAGAGATAAAAAAACAAGCTCTGAATTCACTAACCAAGATACATACGATACTACTGCAGCTAGAAGTAGGGATAATAAAGATCCATTCCAGAAGTCTACTAACAAGTTAAACGCAGAGGAAGCTGAAGCAGGTAATAAGACACCTAAAGTCGGTGCTGCTGTAAAAGAGAATAAATTACAACCATATATACAGGCAGGTGGAGAACCTTTACAAGGAGATAAAGCACCCGGTAAAGCTGATTCTGAGTTAAATTTTCCTGATGAAAGTAAGTATGGTAAAAATATTGGAGGAAAAGAATCACTAGCAAATCCTGCAGTATTAAGAGATTTTAAGCAAAAAGGAACAGGAGGAGCAGGTACCTATACTACAAAGAGTATCGCTGCTAAAGATAGTGTACGAAAAGAGAAAGAAGTAGCTGGCACAAATATAGAAAGGAATGAGGAAATGATTCCTTTTACCTTTACTATAGCAACCCCAGATAGTAAAGAAACATTACATTTTTGGGCATATTTAGATAGCTTATCTGATAACTATAGTGCTACATGGAATGGGCAGAGATACGTAGGACGTGGTGAATCTTTTTACAATTACGGAGGCTTTGAAAGAAAAGCTTCTTTAGGATTTAAAGTAGCAGGACAGAACTACAAGGAATTAGAATTATATTACGAGAGGCTTAATAAATTAGCTTCCGCAACAGCTCCGACTTACGGTTCAGGTAAGATTTTCATGAGAGGTACTTATGTTATATTAGACATTGGTACATATTTTTCTAACCAACCAGTACTCTTTAATAGTGTCGGACTGACTTGGGATGTTGCCACTCCATGGGAAATAGATTACGAGTTGAAAGGATATTCAGAAGTACCTCATGTATTAAACGTTTCTCTTGATATGACAGTAATCCATACATTTACTCCTACAGTATCAAAAACAGGTCAAGAATATTTTGGATTTAAGCGAAAAAATTCGTAAATTAAAATAATGGATAGATATACACTTATAAAGGAATATAAAACAGCAGAAGGAATGCGATACAGACGCAATCCTATCTATCCTGATATTCCAGAACATGAAGATGATTTCTATGTTATAACTACAGGAGGAGATCGATACGATACTCTAGCCCTACAGTATTATAAAGACGCTTCCTTATGGTGGATTATTGCAAGTGCAAACACACATAGTAGATTTAATTTAATACCAACACCAGGAGTACAGCTAAGAATACCTCACGATAAAGATACTGTACTCTTATCCTATGAAAAGGTAAATAGAGAACGATAATGGCAAAGTTTTTAGGAGGTAGTTTACAGCCCGGAGTATCTGCACAATTAACCGCAAGAACTAATTATTTAAAAGCTGATAAATATGCGGCTGGACTCTCTGCGTTACATGGTAGCAGTGCTTTTATAAACCTATACTCAAGCGTAACAGGTACCGATCATGCTGCTGAATTCACTAAAATAGAAGGAGGACTAGCTTTCGGTGCTGATATGATAGAAGGGAACCCAGTTGGGTATAAGCTAACTGCAGCAGGATCTGATGAAAGACTTTTTACACCACGACCTGGTATTATAGATGCAAAAGTAAAATCAAAAGGAACTTTTGGAGCTTTGAAGGATGTAGAGATTACAATTAAAGCTTATAACGTGGGAGATTTCGATGCAATATACGATTTGTATTGCCGTCCGGGTTTTAGTTTTCTTTTAGAATGGGGACACTCCGTATATGTAGATGGATCTGGTGGATCAAAAACGATGCAAACTAGAGCAGCCGCTGGTAAATTTACAGGTGGATCTAAGTATGAGGACATTATGGCAGCTATTAGAACAGCTAGACATAGTGCGGACTACAACTACGATGCGATAGTTGCAATTTGTAAAAATTTTAGTTGGACTTTTAGTGCAGACGGTACATATGATATAACTTTAAGTTTAATATCAAAAGGTGAAGTAATTGAATCTATTAAAACATCTTTTGACCCAGGAATGGTTGAGAAAAGTGCTGCAAACCTAGCAGCAGGTTTTAATGATAAATCTGAGAGAAAAAGTTTACTCCACTTTTTTTGTAAGCGTATAGAATTATCCGCCGCAGATGGAGAGTTGAAAGGAGCTGCAGTTCTTGGTGCTCTAAATGGAGCAGGGAAAGCATCAGGGTTGGCATCTTTATTAAAAGCTGAAGATTTGTATGTAGCTACCGCCCCTGGTTTTGATATAAAGTCACCTACAAGTTTCTTTGATGATAAGACTACATTTATTTATATTTCACTAAGAACAATTTTAGCTCTACTAAATACGTCTATGATGTGGGTAGGTAACGATCAAAGAGCTGTTAAATTTAAAACACAACCCGGTAAGTCCGGATATGATGGATACTTTACACATCCATGGCATCATAGCATTAATCCATTTGTATGTGTAACACCTAACTTAAACTCAAATAACTCTTTATGGGAATCAAAACCTGCAGGTAAAACTCTTCACCCAGGAATATCAGCACTGACACCTCAAGATGATATACTAAATATATGTGTTTCTAATTTATACCTTTATGAAAAATTAGATTCAATTTACGATGACGATCAGGCAATAGAAAAACAACCAGGTGTTTTAGATGTATTAAAAACAATACTAGGAGGGGTAGGAGAAGCGTTAGGTGGAGTTAATGAATTTGACGTAAACTACGACGAAGACACAGATGAGTGGTGTATTGTAGATAGAAAATGTAAGATTAGAGGAGATGCAGTTAATGCTGTAAAAGAAATAGATTTAATAGGATTAGGTTCTTTTGCTTATGATATTAAAACTGAATCTAAGATTACTAATAAATTAGCCAGTCAGGTTTCTATTGCTGCTCAAGCATCAGGTACCGGAACTAAGCAAAACGTATCAGAAATGTTACAGTGGAATAGAGGACATACTGATAAAATTTTTCCAAGAAAGAACGAAGGTACAACACAAGCACCACCCAAAGGAGAAACAGCAGCAGAAAAAGATGCAAAAGCAGAATGGAATGATAGATGTAAGGAAGCATTTGAAAAGTTTAACGGAACAGGATGGTTTACAGACCAGCAATATGACCCGGATTTATTTAAAGGTATTCAATCAGGTCATCAGAAGTATCAGTCAATCTTAGTTTCCATGATATGTGGGAAAGAAGGAATGCCTGCACCGGGTACAATACCTGTAGAATTATCTTTTACTTTACATGGAATAGGAGGATTTAGAATAGGAGAAGTATTTAAACTTTCTGCTAATTCAATGAAAATACTACCTAGGTCTTATTCTAATGAGTCAATAGGATTTATTATTACAAGAAATGACCATAGTATAACCGATAATGGTTGGAAGACTGAAATAGGAGCTTTAATGTACAATATTGCACCAGCTCCTAAAGTTGATACAGCCGCTCTTGCTAATTTTGCAGCTTCAGGAGGTACAGCTCAACCACAAACTAAACCAGTACCAAAAGACGAAGGAACACCAGTAGATCCAAATGCTACAGATAAGTTACAAAATCAAACTGCATTAGGAACAAACGTTTCTTATGATAAAGTAAAAGCAGCTGTACAAAATAAAAAGTATACATGGTACAGTGGAGAATTACAGCTGAACATTGTAGGTGTTAGAAACTCAGCCGGACAAATAAGCGACGGAGCTGGTGGTGTAAAACACCCATTAACTAATAGGTTTACAGATGTTGTAATTGTAGCGTGGATAGAAGGTGGAAAGAAATTTGCAGAAAGCTACCCAGCAACCACTGTGCCCGGAGCTAGTTGGTCTTTATCTACAAATAGAAAATTTGCTTCATCAACAGGTAAAAATCCTAATGGAGTTGGTATTATGAAAGAGAAGCAATTCATAAACCAGTATACACCAGGTATGCACCACGGAGGAAGTGCCTCACCTCACCTTGCTTTGAGGTCAATGTCAGGACAATCTGCACATAGAGATAAGAATTATAGCGATAATTGGCTTACTTTAGCAGTAACCCCGGTAGGTAAGTTAGGTGCAAATCAAGCTGGTTTATTTGGTGACGGTGGAGGTATGCAACTACACAATTCAGGAGCCTCTACAGCAGCAAATAAAACAGTTGATAACTGGTCAGCAGGCTGTCAGGTATTTGCAAACCAAAAACAACATAATAGATTAATGGAATTAGTAGGTAAGAGCCAGAAAGAAACAAAAACTAAGGTGTTCTCTTACGTACTTCTTAATAGTAAAGAAATATCATTATAAAATGGCAGATATTAAAAGCGATATACTAAGTTACGTTCCCGGCTCTCAATATGTTATTGAAGCGCTTGGACAAGCTACCGGAGAGGCATCTAATGAGTATGCGAAATATACAGACATATTAAATAAACCAGTAGACGATTTAGTAGGTGTTGCGACATCTTGGGGAAGTAAGTACAAAGTAGCTTTAGAAGATTTACTAAAAGGTAACTTTGCCAAAGCTACATTACTTTTTGAAAATGTAGGATCAAATCCTGCTTATAATATGGTAGCTCCGGGCCTTAAAAATAAATCAACAGAAGCTTTTTACTACCCTAAACCAACAGAAGAAGACTATATACAGGGTACTTTTAGAAGATACTTTTTACAAGATGTAAGAAACGGAGAAATAAAAGAAATAACATCTGAAACATACAGAAGTATCGCTGATAAAGGATACTACAGAAGAACTAAGTTAGAGTGGAACCTCTTGGGACCCTCCGAAGATGAAAAAGTTAGTGGATACATTTATCCTGGAGCAGTAGCAAGGAATAGAGACGTTGTAGCACAAGCAGAAGAGGTTATACCTGGTATGACAGAATTCCTTTCTGATCTAAAGCAATTTGTAGTTGAAGAGGCTTCTAAGTTTAAACAATTAAAGAAAGAAAAGAACGAGGTAACTACATTAGAAACTCAAGGACTTACTGTAACTGGTGTAACTAATAAGAAAGTAGTAGAAGAAGAAGAATTACCACCTCTTCCTGAACTACCTCAATCAGAAGCAAATGCAGGAGAAACCGCCGCAACTGAAGGAACTCAAAGCGCAGACTCGACATCAGCATATGCTAAATCATTAACATGGTATCAAGCACAGGTCGGCAATCCTAGTGCAGAAAGATCATGCGGTTCTTTTGTTCCGGTGAGTATGAAGGTATATAATCAAGAAGGTCCTTTATTAGACGGTGAAGGAAATCCTAAAAAAGATATTACGTACTATAGAACTAAAAATGCTGATAACGGAAATATTTACCACCCAGTTAGAAGAATTCCTAGTCTTAACCCGAAGGTACAATCGCCAGAATCTTACAACCTATACTACACTATCCGTGTAGAAGGATACGGAGATTATACTGCAAAGATTGATAGAAACGGAAAACTTTACGACATTAAGCAATGTTAAGTTTGATCTTAACAGATTAGTTCGTATCTTAAGTAAAAGGTTATAAGAAATGTTTTATATAGTAGAGAATAAACAGCAGCTAGATAGGCTCCGTAGTTACCCGGATGTAGATGTATATGTAGATGTAATTTCATCTAACGATTACTTTCATCCTAAATTCACAACAACTGTAGCAGTTTACATAAGACCCCTAGATGAATCTGGAGGGTATATTATTCCTGTTAATCATGATGAAGGTTTAAATGTAAGTAAGGAAGAGGTGTTTGATCTCTTAAAAGCTTATAAAAGAATCTACGTACTAGATAAGAAAAACTTACTATACCATTTCCCACTTATAGATGCAGTAGATATAAACTTATGGAGAGCTTTCTGGTATTACGACAAAATAGAAATTCCAAGTAAAATATCAACAATTAACTGGTTTTATAATAAGTTTAAAGATTTTGATAATATTAATCAGATAATACCGCTATCTAAACTACACGAACAAAGTGAAAAAGTATTTGATGTAATTGAGAAGTATATAGAGGAACCTAAAGATAATGCTTTTAAATTCTATAACGACATCGCAGTTAAAGTCTTTTATTTGTTAGAACAACACGGACTTAGAGTAATATATCAGCCTTTTGTTGATCTTTTTAAACCAAATACACCGAAGTATAACATAAAAGATAATATTACATATACCTATTATAACTTATATAACAGTACATCAAGACCTACTAATGCTTTTAATAGTATAAACTTTGCGGCTATACCAAAAGGGGATGATTTTAGAAAAGCTATTATACCACAACATGATTGCTTTGTTGAATTCGACTTCGATGGATACCATTTAAGATTACTATCAGAGCAAATTGACTTTAAGATAGAAGGAGAGTCTGCTCATAAGGCTTTAGGTAAGTACTATTTCGGTAAAGAAGATCTAACAGAAGAAGAATACTCTCAAGCTAAACAAATTAACTTCCAGGCCATTTACGGGAGAATACCTGACGGGTATAAGAATCTAGAGATCTTTGTAAAGCTAACAAAGTATATAGACCGTTTATGGGATGAGTTCTCTAAAGGAGAAGTAAGAACTCCTTTGAGTGATAAACCTTTTAATAAGCACTTGAAGGAAATGCATCCGCAGAAACTTATGAATTATATCATGCAATCGTTGGAAACTGCAAGAAATGTTCTTATATTAAAGGAAGTGTTAAAGTATCTTAGAGATAAGAAGACAAAAATAGCTTTATACACCTACGATGCGATACTTTTTGATTATGCTAAAGAAGACGGAGAGCATATACTTACAGAATTAGCCTCAATACTAAGCGAAAATAAAAAATACCCAGTTAAAATAAAAACATCAGAAAACCTGGTTTTGTAAAACCTTTTAATATTTATAATTACACAATGGAAAATGTTATGTCTCAAAGTCGATTCGATTATGATATCGATCAAATATATTTAACTGAGGATATGAGTAATAAGCTGTTTTGCACCTTCTCTACAGGAGAGGAATTAGATGCGACAATAGAAAATATAGTACAAAAATATAGAATTATCTATAATAAAATATTCGTTTTGTATTCCAAAAGCCAAGACGAGTACATCTGCACTTACAATGTAGATTTTGGTAATGTTTCTAACTTTATTGATAACACTATTTTAGTGCATCGAAAGAAAGAAGCAAACACCTTGTATACGATTAACGCCTTAAATACCCTAATCAAAGAACTTAACAACGGAGTATTAGACACTTCTTTTAAAATCAACTGGACTGACTACAAAAACTGTATTCTCTTAACGAAAGGTCCGGAATTAAAAAGAGTAAATACGAAATTATTTAAGATCGTAGAGTTGGATAATTAAGAGAAAGTTCGTATATTTAATAAGTTATAAACAATTAAAGTTATATTATGAATCTAGATGCAATCAAAGCAAAGCTGTCTGCGTTAAACAACGGCGGACAAGAAAGAGAGAAAGTAGACTATTCAGCTACCTTCTGGAAACCCGAAATCGGTAAGAGCACTATTCGTATTGTACCTTCTATGTATGATCCTAATCTTCCATTTAAGGAAGTGAAGTTTCACTATGGAATCGGTAAATACCCTATGGCCGCTTTATCTAACTTCGGAAAACAAGATCCTATTGAAGAGTTTATTAAGGAATTAAAGAAGACTTCAGATAAGGATAACTGGACATTAGCCGGTAAACTTAACCCCAAGACACGTATTTTCGCACCTGTAATTGTAAAAGGTGAAGAAGATAAAGGTGTTCGTTTATGGGGATTTGGTGTAACGATCTACAAAGCGTTATTAGCATTAGCTCAAGACGAAGAAGTAGGAGATTACACAGACGTAATGAATGGATGGGACTTAGTAGTAGAAGTAGCTGCAGGTAACCCATACCCAACCACATCGGTTCGTATTCGACCTAAACAAACTCCGTTGTCAGATAATGCAGCGCAAGTTGATTTATGGTTAAAGAACCAACCACACCCTGTTGAGATTCATACTCAATATGATTATGAGTTCATTAAAAAGCAGTTACAAAATTACTTAACACCAGGATCAGCTGAAGACGAAACACCTACAGCATCGGCTCCTGAAGCAACTAACTCCTTGACTCAGACTCTAGGAAGTCATGCAACTGACTTTTCTTTAGAGACTTCAACTCCAGGAATTAAAGACACGGTAAGTAAATTTGATGACCTTTTTAACGAATAAAATAAATGGCAAAAAGCGCAACAGCAGAAAAAGCAGCTGCTATAGTAAAGGGTGGATTTAATCTAGGTAATTTCAAGAAGAAGAAAGGATTTGCTAATGCTTCGGTAAAGTTTAAAGAGCAAGGGTGGATACCTTTGTCAAAAGCTTTCCAAGACATTACCTCTATCCCAGGTATTCCGACAGGACATATTACCTTATTAAGAGGGCATAGTGATACAGGTAAGACAACTGCCTTGTTAGAAGCAGCAGTAGCAGCACAAAAGCAAGGTATCTTACCGGTATTAATTATTACCGAGATGAAATGGTCATGGCAACATGCTAAAGAGATGGGCTTACAGTTTGAAGAAGTCATAGATGAATCAACTGGTGAGATTACAGACTACGAAGGTTTCTTCCTTTATGCAGATAGAGGTACATTAAACACTATCGAAGATGTAGCATCTTACATAGCAGACCTTTTAGACGAACAAGCTAAAGGTAACCTACCTCACGACTTATGTTTCTTCTGGGACTCTGTAGGCTCAGTACCTTGTGATTTATCAGTACGTTCTAATAAGAATAATAATGAATGGAATGCAGGAGCAATGTCTACTCAGTTTGGAAATAACTTGAATCAAAAGATCTTGTTATCTCGAAAAGAAGGAAGTCCATACACTAATACGTTAGTAGCTATTAACAAAGTATGGACACAGAAACCAGACTCTCCGATGTCACAACCTAAGTTGCAAAACAAAGGTGGAATGTCGATGTGGTATGATGCAACATTAGTAATCACTTTTGGAAACATTACTAACCCAGGTACCTCTAAGATTAAAGCTATAAAAAGCGGATTACAGGTTGAATTTGCTAAGAGAACAAATATACAGATTGAAAAGAACCATATTGAAGGAGTACAGACAAGAGGAAGAATTGTAATGACCCCTCACGGTTTTATTGCTGACGATAAGAAAGCAATCGATAAGTATAAAGACCAGCACAAAGAACACTGGTTAAAACTTTTAGGATCTATTGATTTTAGTTTAGTCGAAGAAGGTGACATGGAAGAAGATGAAATCCTACCAAACCTACTAGACGACTAATGGACTATAGTAAAATTATAAACAACCTTAAAGAATCCCCGCCTAGAGAGTTAAACGATCATATCTTGATCATAGATTCTATGAATACTTTTATTCGTAGTTTCTCAACTCTAAGAGCGATGAACCCTCAAGGCCACCATATCGGTGGTCTTGTAGGCTTCTTAAGATCACTAGGATACCTAGTACGTACAATCGACCCTACAAGAGTAGTATGTGTATTTGACGGTAAAGGATCTTCTACTAACAGGAAGAATATAGATCCTAACTACAAAGCACAAAGACAGCATACAAGAATTACTAACTGGGGTATGTATGAAAATAAGCAAGAAGAATATGAATCACTATCTGCACAATTAGATAGATTAAGAGACTACCTTGAATGCTTACCAGTACAGAGCCTGACAATGGAAAAGCTAGAAGCAGATGATATCATTGCCGACTTAGCTTTAGGTGCTTCAGCATCAGGTAAACAAGTTACAATTGTTTCTTCTGATAAAGATTTTCTACAATTAATAGATGGATGTATCTCAGTATACTCTCCTATAAAGAAAACGCTTTATACCAAAGATAATATTGTACAGGAACTTGAAGTACTTCCTCAGAATTACAATATTGTAAAAGCTTTATTAGGAGATAACTCAGATAACCTTTCCGGAGTAAAAGGTTTAGGTTTAAAGACCTTGACTAAAGAGTTCCCGAATCTATTAACAAATCCTAATTACGAGCTAGAAGATATCTATGCAGTATGTGAACAAAACCTAGACGGTAAGTCTATTTTTGCTAAGATAATACACAACTGGGATCGGGTAAAAACAAATTACCAACTGATGAATTTACATGAAGGACAGTTGGATGATAAAGAAATTCTTCATATATTAAGTGTATTGAAAGAGCCTATCCCACCTCTACAGACAGGAGCCTTTTTGCATCTATTAGATATAGATAAGATCGAAGGTATTACCAAGAACACAGAAGGCTGGTTAGAGAATTTCAGAACATTAACGGTTTTTAAACAATAAGTTATATGACATTGCAGAAGTTAACGCAATATGGAAAACCCTTCCAAATTAAAGTAATAGGCGCCTTACTCACAGATAAAGGCTTCCTACTAACAGTAAGAGACGTATTAAGAGAAGAGTATTTCGATTCAGATACACATAAGTGGATTATCGGACAGATCTTAAAATACTTCGATAAGTACCATACTACTGTTACTATGGATGTTTTAAAAGTAGAACTTCAGAAGATTGAAAACGAAGTTTTGCAGGTTGCAGTAAAAGAAGAATTACGAAACTCATACGCCGCTTCTCAAGATGACTTAGATTATGTAGAAGAAGAATTTACTACATTCTGTAAGAATCAAGAAATGAAAGCAGCTATTTTATCCTCAGCAGACTTATTAAAGCAGAGCGATTTCGAAGGCATTCGTAACCTGATTGAGAAAGCTATGAAAGCTGCAATGGATAAGAATATCGGACACGAGTATGATAAAGATGTTGAGTCTCGATATAGAACAGATTACAGACCTACTATTCCTACTCCATGGCCGTTACTAAATGAGTCTATTCAAGGAGGCTGGGGACCTGGTGATTTAATTATCGTATTTGGTAACCCAGGTGGTGGTAAGTCTTGGACGATGGTAGCAGCAGCTGCTCATGCTGTAAAGCTAGGCTTCAAAGTAAACTACTATACTCTAGAATTAGGAGAAGATTACGTAGGTAAGCGATTTGATTGCTACTTTACAGGTTACTCTATTGATGAAGTTAATAAACATAGAAAAGAAGTAGAGACTCAAATTAATAACCTTAAAGGTAGATTGATCGTAAAGGAGTATGCTCCTAAAGCAGCGACAGTAAATAACATTAAGAGCCATGTTCAAAAATGTATTGACATGGGCCATAAACCAGATTTAATTGTTATTGACTACGTAGATTACCTTAAAGCACCTTCTAGAGGTAAATTCTCAGAGCGTAAGGATGAAATTGATGACGTATTTATCGCTACTAAGAGTTTAGCTAAAGAGTTAAAAATACCGGTACTAACACCTTCTCAGGTTAACCGTATGGGTGCTAAAGACTCAGTTATTGAAGGTGATAAAGCAGCTGGTTCTTACGATAAGATGATGGTAGCAGATATTTGTCTTTCATTATCAAGACAGAAGGAAGATAAAGTATTAGGTACAGGACGCTTGCACGTTATGAAGAACAGATATGGTCAAGACGGTATGACATATAATGTAAAAATGGATACCAATAACGGGCATATCGAGATTGAAGGTAAAGCAAGTATAGATGACGATGGCAGCAGTCCGCAAGGTACTCACTTTGAAATTGCTAAGAAATTTTTCGAGCAAAATCAATAACAAATAGTAGTAGAAGCTATTTATTTCTACATCCCCGAAAGCAAAATAATGCTTAGAACCTCGGGGATTTTATTATTTAACACATTAAAAATATACTATGGGACTAAGAGATGAAAGAGTTGTTTATAAGCCGTTTGAATACCCTAAAGCGTATGACTATTGGTTAAAGCAACAACAAGCGCATTGGCTTCATACAGAAGTTCCAATGGCACAAGATGTTACAGATTGGAAATCTAATTTGAAAGATCATGAGAAGAATGTAGTCGGTGGTATATTAAAAGGATTCGCTCAAACAGAAACAGTAGTAAATGACTACTGGACAGGGTTAGTAACTAGCTGGTTTAGAAAGCCAGAAGTTATTATGATGGGTGTTACTTTCGGATCTTTTGAAACTATACATGCAGAAGCTTATTCATTACTTAACGAACAGTTAGGTTTAGATAACTTTGCAGAATTCTTAGAAGACGAAGCTACTAAAGCAAAGATTGAATCTTTGATGAATGTTAGAGATAGTCATGACGGAACTCCTGATTGGCATGAACGAGCTAAATCGTTAGCTATATTCTCAGCATTTACAGAAGGAGTTAATTTATTCTCTTCGTTTGCAGTACTCTTGTCGTTTAAGATGAGAAACAAATTAAAAGGAATCGGACAGATTGTCGAATGGTCTGTACGAGATGAATCTCTTCACTCAGAGGCAGGTTGTTGGTTATTTAGACAACTACTTTCAGAGTATCCAGAGATTAATACAGAAAAATTACAAAGCGAAATCGAAGAAGCAGCTCACTTAGCTCTTAAACTAGAGTTCGATTTTATTGATAAAGTTTTTGAATTAGGAGATTTAGAGAACTTATCTAAAGAAGATCTTAAGAACTTTATTAAACATAGGGTTAATACTAAAATGGGAGATCTAGGTTTAAAACCTTTGATTCCATCTGATCAGATTGATGCAGGAGCATTAAAGACTATGAAGTGGTTTGATGCAGTAATTGCAGGTAAACAGCATACAGACTTTTTTGCAAGTAGAGTAACAAATTACTCTAAAGGTCATATGGATTGGTCAAAAGCATTTTAATAAAATTTAATTAGATTATATAATGGCACTACAAGTAGATACTTCCACCTGGGAAGCAGGAAAAGATTATCCTGAATGGATGAATGAAATTTCTTTATCAACAATATCAAAAGGATATCTCCTACCAGGAGAGACTCCTCGAAAAGCATATAAACGAGTATCAGATACAGTAGCAGCACGATTAGATCGACCAGATTTAGCTGCTAAGTTCTTCAAGTATATGTGGAAAGGTTGGTTAAATTTAGCTTCTCCAGTTTTATCTAACACAGGTACTGATAAAGGTTTACCTATTTCTTGTTTTGGTATTGATACTCCGGACTCTATTAGGGGTATTGGATTAACAAATGCTGAATTAATGAGATTGACTTCATTAGGAGGTGGTGTTGGTATTGGTCTTTCTAAAATTAGAGGAAGAGGATCTAAAATCGGTAATGGAGATTTAGGACAATCAGAAGGAGTTATTCCTTGGGCTAAGATATACGACTCTACTATCATTGCGACTAATCAAGGAGCAGTACGTAGAGGAGCAGCTTCCGTAAACTTAGATATTAACCATCCAGATATTAAGGAATTCCTACAGATTAGACGACCTAAGGGAGATCCTAATAGACAGTGTCTAAACCTACATCAATGCGTTGTAGTGGATGATAGCTTTATGCAAAAGATCGAGCGTAGAGACCCTGAGGCAATGGAAGTCTGGGTAGAAATACTAAAGGCTAGAGTAGAGACAGGAGAACCTTATATTATGTTTAAAGATAATGTAAATAACGCTAACCCTCCTGCATATATTAAGAATAATTTAGAAGTAACTATGACGAACATCTGTTCGGAAATTACTTTACATACTGACGAAGAACATAGTTTTATTTGTTGTCTAAGCTCAGTTAATTTAGCTAAATGGGACGAATGGAAAAACACAGATTTAGTTGAGACTGCAATCTACTTCTTAGACGGAGTAATGGAAGAGTTCTTAGTTAAGACTAACGGTAAAGAATCCTTAATTAGAGCTCATCGTTCTGCTAAAAAAGGTAGAGCAATTGGCTTAGGTGTGCTAGGATGGCATACATTATTACAAGAGAAAAAGATTCCTTTTATTAGTATTGCAGCAAATAGCTTAACACATCAGATCTTCTCTCAAATTAAATCACAAGCAGAAGCTGCTTCTAGAAAGTTAGCAGATGAATACGGAGAACCAGTTTGGTGTAAAGGTACAGGTATGAGAAATACGCACTTGTTAGCAATTGCTCCGACAGTATCTAATTCAACTATCTCAGGAGGTGTATCAGCAGGTATCGAGCCTTTACCGGCAAACATCTATACATTTAATTCAGGAAAGGGAACTTTTATTCGTAAAAATCCTGAACTAGAAAACTATTTATTAGAGAGAGGTCACAATACAGACGAAGTATGGGATCAGATTATGAAAGATAGAGGTTCTATTGCAAATCTACCAGAAGATGTTATGCCTACAGAAGATAAACCAATCTTTTTAACATTTGCTGAAATTAACCAATTACAGTTAGTAGAACAAGCAGCAATTCGTCAACAGTATATAGATCAGACTCAATCTTTGAATTTAGCTTTTGATCCAACAGATAGTCCTAAATTTATCAATTTAGTTCACCAGACGGCTTGGAAGTTAGGAATAAAAACCTTATATTATTTAAGAACAGATTCTGTAATCAATGGAGACATTGGCAGTAGAACAGCAGAAGACTGTGTAGCTTGCGACGGATAAAAAAATAAACTATATGGAAAGATTGTACGTAGGAAATGAGCACGGATTAGAAATGTTTACTATTCCACAGTTCCTAACTAGCGAAGAATGTGATCATATTGTCAGGTTAACAGAGAACGGGAGCACCCGATCAAGTGTGGCCGGTACTGGAACACAGTCTATTAAGTACGATGAAGGTCGTACTAGCTCTACAGCGGTGCTACTTGATACAGACCCAATCGTGAGTCAAGTAAATCAAAAAATGTACACAGAGTTAGGGATAGAAGGACCTTATTCAGAACCAACCCAAGGACAGATTTACGAAGTAGGTCAAGAATTTAGACACCACCAAGATGCTTTCGGTAAAGACGCATACCACAACCACTGTTTATCAAGTGGCCAAAGAACTTGGACATTTATGATATACCTTAACGATGTAGAAGAAGGCGGTGAAACAGATTTTCCTACTATTGGGAAAACTTTTACCCCTCAGAAAGGAATGGCAGTTGTTTGGAAGAATTCAAACGGTACCGGGACTGAAAACTCTGCTGCTTTGCATGCAGGTTTACCTGTAAAAAGAGGTAGAAAGGTTATTATTACCAAATGGTTTAGAGAAAATGTATTTAATAGTGCAGAAGATGCTAGATTAGCAAAAGAATACCTAGAAATGACACAACCACAGCAGATAACACAACCTACCGAAAAAGTATTCTCTAAAAGTGAAGATTTACCAAAATTATCTGAGTTAGGATTCAAAGTAGTAAAAGTACCTCAAAAAACTTTTCAATTAATACAGGAAGCTTATAACTTACTAAAACCTAGTGTTAGACCGGAAGAGTGGGGAGGTATTACAAACTTTATACACGATAATCAAGGTAATGCACCGGTAGAGATTTTCCCTATGGATTCTTTTACTAGGATAAGAGAGATAATCGCAGAAGAACTACAGCCACTCCATGAAGAGTTTATAGGTAATAAAGAAAGATTAATTCCTAAATGGATTTACGGTATTAGATCTTACAAAAGAGGAGCTATACTAGAACCACATACAGATACTTTAGTAACTCATCATATTTCTTCTATAGTAATTGTGGATAAACAAGTAGATAGAGATTGGCCCTTAGACATACAAGACCACTTGGGGAGATGGCATAAAGTTTACGCAGAAGCAGGGGAAATGATTTTATATGAGTCTGCTACAAATAAGCATGGCCGAATCGAACCTTTTGAAGGTGAGTACTTTAGAAATTTCTTCTTACATTATACATTAGCAGATTATAAATTTGTAGCACAGTAAATGGACTATATTGTTGTTGGAACTAGTCGGTGTGAATACCAAGCATGGCAGATAAAGTTACTACACTGGTCATTAAAAAAAGTAAATCAAAAAGGTAAATTAGTAGTTCTACTTTCCGGAGATTACGGACATAGAGACGAAACACCTGATTTTAGTTTTTTATCAGACGCAATAGTAATAGATCAACCAGATTATGCACACTTGTGGCAAGTAGCTAACAACGATTGGTGGGGTGGTATTCCTAATAAGTATAGATCTGTAGAATGGTTATGTGAAAATAACTACTTCAAAGAAGAAGATAAGCTTCTATTCTTAGATCCTGATATGGTGTTTACTAAATCAGTAGATTTTGATTTAGAAGATGATCATATAATTGGGCAAGACTTTATACATTATATGCCACTTAATGGATGGGAAGATCGAGATAAAGATCCTCTCAATACTAAAGGAATAATGTACCCTTTTGCTTTGAAATTTAAGACTTTAAAAAAGTTTTATAAGAAGTATACAGAATACTGTGAACAGATCCGTAAAAAAGAAGGTAGATGGGAAGCCGAGATGTGGGGATTAGATTATGCTATAAAGGACTCTAATATTAAAGTAGAACTTGTACAGGATATCGGCACCTGTACAGCATGGAATGACCGCGAAAGAAATATACTAGGAAGTATTATGCATTACCCTAATGTAATACCGGATAAAGAAGGTAATACGTTATTTTTTAAACAAGATCATACTTTCGATCAAAAAAAGAAGTACGATTTATCTCAAACAACTAGCGAAGCAGGAAATAAAATGGTTACTGGAGTTGATCAATTTAGAACAGATTATGTTTACTATACAAAATGGAATTTTGAAAGCATTTTTAAATTCTACGACGGTAGTAAAGGTTATATAGTTTTTAGACCCTGGCCAGGAGGTTTTAATAATATAAGAATGTCATTAGAGCTAGCAGTTTGTATAGCTTACTTAACAAACCGAAAATTAGTATTAACACCAGAGTATAAAATGTATCTCTTAGAAGGACACTCTAGTATGGAGTCGTTTTTTGATACCTCTAACCTAGGAGTAATCTCTATTCCGTTTGATAATTTCTGTAAAGAGAAAGGATTAGATGCTAATTACGAAAGTGTAAAAGCAGTATCTAAAGTACTAGACTACGACGCAGTAAGACATGTAATAAACTTTGAAAAAGTTCCAGTTCCTACTAAGTTTTCAAAACATCGCCCAGTACTTAATAAAGAAGACCTTTATACAGGTGAGGAATACTTATTCTTAGAGTCGAATTTACTAGGAGTAACACATCAGACTTTATTTACTAGTTTAGATGTAGAAATTAAAAAACTTATTGCAAAATATGTACACTATCGAACAGATATTTTTGACTTAGCTTGGCAGTTTATTAATAAATTAGGTGATAAGGAGTATTATTCTATTCATATTAGACGAAATGATTTCCAATATAAGGAGTTGTTTATTCCTTGCGAACAGATACTAGAAAATATAAAAGGTGTAATTCCGCAAGGAAGTAAGCTGTATATAGCAACAGATCATAGAGATCGAGAATTTTTTAAACCATTATCTGAATACTATCAGACATTTTTTTACGAAGATGTAAAAAAAGAAGTAGCTATTTTTACCGAGTTTGATAATAACTGGATTCCAATTATAGAACAGTTTATATGTACTAGAGGTATTAAGTTTATAGGTAATAGTCATTCAACATTATCTTCTTACATTTACCGAATGAGAGGATATATGTCAGATATTGAGGATAAAAATTACTACCTTAATACAGAAACATAACGGAAGTATATTTGTATCAATTGCAAGTTATTGTGATTCTCAGATCATAGACACATTAAAAAGCCTATACTCAGAAGCTATAGACCCTAGTAGAGTACACGTAGGAGTTAATCTACAAGATACAGAGGAAGCATACGAAAAGCTAAAGCAACTTAACTTTCCAAATTTAAAGATAATATTTACACCTAAAGAAGAAGCAAAAGGTGTTGTATATGCTAGAAATAGAATAAAAAATGAGCTCGTAGGAAATGAAGATTATTTCTTACAGATAGATTCACATAGTAGATTTAGACAAGCTTGGGATGCAATTTTAATAAATCAGTATAATAGTATAGAAGAAGGTAAGGTGATATTAACCACATATCCTAATCATTTTGACGTTCCAGATTATGAAAAAAAGTATTTAGATAAATCAAACAATACTCCATTACGTATTAGAAGGTTTTTACAAGAATCGAGTAACAACGACAACAGGCATATAGCTGAAAATTTACCTACGTTAGAAGACTATAAGGTAATAGAGACTAGATGGGCTGCTGCAGGATTTTTATTTACTAGAAGAGAATGGTTGGAGGAAGTAAAGATACCGAATAATATAAGATTTAACGGAGAAGAAGATTTTCAAACATTTCTCAGTTACTTAAAAGGCTGGAACTTACGAATTACATCTTTAGCAACAGTGTGGCATAATTACAACTTTAAAACATCCGATACAGATGAACCGTATAGAGAACACAACACTAAGTACTTTATAGACGATACAGCAATAGACTTAGTCAATGATTTTCTATTTAACCAAACCCACACACGAACATTAGATGATTTAGAGAGTTATTTTAATATAAAATTAAAAAGGTAATATGTTTAATTTAGGTTTTTTTGGATCACATAACGGTAGTTTAGCTATCTCTTTTAAAGG